GTCCTAAACAAAAATTCTTATATAGATTACAAGGTAATCCTGTTGATGGCAGAAAGGTTGCTATTACCTTGCCAAGAATTTACTTTGAGATGACTGGTATTGAATACGATTCTTCTAGGAAGACACCAGCTACTCAAAAATATAAAACTGTCATTAATGAGGAAGGTAAGGAAGTAAGGACTCAATATGTTCCTGTTCCATATAACATTTCTTTTGAAGTAGGTATCCTTGCTAAGTCACAGGATGATGGGTTGCAGATACTAGAACAGATTTTGCCTTTCTTTCAACCAGCATTTAGTATGAGTATTAAGTTCATTCCTGATATGAATGAAGTTAAAGATGTTGCTATTGTTTTAAATGATGTTAATTTTGATGATGATTGGGAAGATGACTTTAGTACTAGACGAAGTATAACTTATTCAATGCAGTTTACTGCTAAGACTTGGATCTACGGTCCTTACAGCAAGGCAGATGTCATTCGTAAGGCACGTGTCATTGAAACTATTGGTGATAAGAATGTTAATAAGAGAAATCTTGAATTGTCATATACACCTAAAGCGAAGACTGATATTAATCAGGATGGCCAAGTAGATGCAGCAGATGATGCATTAGTAACTGCTGCTGATGACTTTGGATTTAATGAAGGGATTAGTTACTTATGAACCTAGAAGATAACATGGAGGAACTTCTTGATATTGAAGTTTCTGATACACCCGAAGGTGGTTGTGCTAAACGTAAGGATCAACTTAGAGATGTCTCAGAGGACAGGGACAAGGACTATGTTTATACTAGGGCAGAACTCTATAGACTCATAGATCAAGGCCAGGAGGCGGTACAAGGTGCTTTAGAGGTTGCACAGGAGAGTGGTCACCCTAGAGCATATGAAGTCGCTACAAACGCTATGAAGCAGGTAGCAGACATGACCGATAAACTTATGGATCTTCAGAAGAAAGTTAAGGATCTTGATGAAGAGAAGAAAGGTCCAAAGAGTGTCACCAATAATGCTATGTTTGTTGGTAGCACATCAGAATTACAAAAAATGCTTAAGCAGATGGGTGGCGGTAAACGCTGAAGTGTGCTATAATTAGATTATACTTGATAATGCTATGCCAAAAAATAAAAAAGGATTTGATCCAACTAATCCTTGGGATAAGAAAGGATCAACTAAGAAGATACCTATAGGTGATACTAATCAACTAGCTAAATTTGGAATTAAGATGCCTCCTACGGACGCTCCCTTGCAGGGAGTAGATCATCTAAATCCTTTTCCTTATGTTTTCAAATCAACATACGATTTTAAATTTCAAGAGAATAAAGAAAAGATCTTTAGAAATCTTTTGGATGCTAAGACTATCACAGAGGAGAATGATCTAAGAACACCAGAGAAAGATGGTGGTCTTACTAGTGTAGTTTTGATGGGTACTGGTAGGGAGAACTTGGATACAGGAGAAAGAACTCCATATGTTCCTCCACATGCGTGGGATGAATTTAAACACTTTACTACTGAGTGGCTACCAAAACAGATAGATGAAATTTGGAAGATTTGGAGATTAGAACCTGCTAACAAGTATGTTTCAGAATCTTGGATTAATGTTCATCCACCAGGTGCTTATACAGAAGAACATGATCATCAGAATGTAACTATTGCTATGGCATGTTATTTTCAAGTACCTCCTGATGGTGGAAGATTGATGATGAGAAATCCAATGCAGACATATAAGTATTCCGAACCAATCCATCATACTTATTGGGATACTAATCCTGATACTGGTGATGATATGTCATGGTGTTATCTTCCTGTACAAACAAATGATGTTGTATTCTTTCCTGGATGGATACGTCATAAGACTGAACCCAATAGAAATAAAAATAATGTTGAAAGATTTATGATGTCATGTAATGTCAGATATGAATTTAAAAAGAGAGGTTCATTGGAAGGGATGAATAATATACCAGAACAAGTGTCAGAGAATGAACGTGTAACATCTCGTGAAGAATATGACAAATCAATCTTTTAATTAAATATAATATACAATTGTATTGATTAAGATTATGAGATTAAACGAAGAAGATGTGTCTCGTCTCATCACTGCTTGTAACACATACAAGGATCAAACTGGTTCTGAGTATATGTGGGATGAGTATCAACACCTTATAGAAAAATTGGAGAAATTATGTGATCAAGGATACTGTGCTGTTAACCATGACTAATCTTACAGAAGAACAACTTAAGTTAAGAGAACGAGTATTGTTAATATTGCTTAAGGAATTTTCTGGTAAGAAAAACAACAAAGCAATATATAATTGTGCTGATGAGTGGTGTAAAAAACAGGTATCTACTAATGGTCTCGTCTCTTATTACAAAGCCTACTACAACCAACATGGACAAACATGACATACCTATATTAGGAGATTTTTATACTAAGGCAGAAGTAGATCAAATGATTGCTGATGCCTTAGCAGAAGCTCGTGCAATTGATGAAGAGTCTATGCGTAAGCATAACAGGACTGCAACTATCATTAGTATGATCCTTGGGTTTACTTGTTTAGCATTATTTGTAGATGGATTACTTCGCATACTTGGTATCATTCCACCATTCATGGATCTTGATGTTAATGTTATAGATAATATAGTTGAAAAAGTTGAGAGTGACATAATGCCACTCGTACAACAGGGAGCAAAATACATACCAAGAATATGAATCCTTTAACTGATCTATTGTTTACATTATCTTGGTTCATCCTTTTAGTATGGGCAGTACGTTCAATGTCAAGGGGGTGGAATTCAATGGCACTAGATCCAAAAGAAATAAAGTATACAGAATCAAAGAAACAAGTAACAAAACCTCCTCATCCTGAGTTGGCAGAGATTAAACCAGGTGATGAATTACTAGTTGTGAATTTTGTACCTGATGAAGAGTTCACAAATAAAATAAAAGAATCTGATAATTTTCTTCAACGATCTTTACAGAATAGGATAGAAGAATTAGTTGATGATGACGATGATGACGATGATGGTGGAGCACCCGTATTAGCATAGAGGTAATTATGTGGAATTTAAATTTAAAAGAAGCACTCCATAATATAAAGGAGTGGGATAAGGCATGGGCAAAGAAGATACAGGACAAGTTTAACTTGACTGACTATCAAATGTTGTGCCTTGCATTCACTAAAGGATTTATTATAGGTGCAATACTTTTATAGTGAGAAAAATAAAAGATATACCATTCTTGAGAGTTAATTCTAATATGTTATTAAAAGTTTCCGAAGAACATGATGTTGTAGTAGTTGAATGTCCTTTTGGTGATCAAATGAAGCCTCGTTTAATGGAAGTTTGTGTTAAAGAAGAAAAGACACTTTCATATAAGACTAATGTTCAGGCACAGATGACTTCGTATGATACTGAGAGTGAACACATATCAACTATGCAAGACTGGATCTATCAACTTATAGGTGGTGGGTTTACTACTACTGAGGGAGCAAGTTTTGAATATCAGTTTACAAATGCTTGGTTTGCAGTGTATAATAATGGAGACTATACCAAATCTCATATACATTTCCCTGCTATTTTAAGTTGGGTTTATATGATTAATTGCCCAGAAGGATCTTCACCATTGGTGTTTGATACTAGTGGAGATTATGTAGAAGCTAAAGATCATACAATGATTATATTTCCAGCATCTATGCGTCATAGTGTTCCAGAAAATAAATGTTCTAATAGAGTTGTTGCTGCTGGTAATATATGTTGGAATCCTAATGTTACCAAGGCATCTGAGTAGTGAAGTCGTATAACTATTACTGTACTGGAGTTGAAAGATCATGTCCCACTACACTGTCGGCTATCACGACACACAACTAAAGCATTATGAAATTTGTGAATATGCAGTAGATGCATATGAAGCAATACAACATTCAAAAGAGGATGTTCCTTGTTTAAGGGACCATCCTCATTTTGTTGATTACTGTATTAGTTCAGAAGTAAAAAATTTACAACGTCTTATGGAATCTGGTATTCCAATGGGACGATGATTGCACAATATTGGATGATGAGAGCTTTTGTTTGGTCTCTTGTTTTTGCATCCTT